AAATTATGTGTAGTTTTAGATTTTGGTGGTAACAAGACAGCGACAAACGGAACTTTTACAATTTCGTATCCTGATCCTACTACACCAAGTAATGCAATTATAAGTATAACATCATAAGGAGATAAATGGCGTTAGTAATAAATGATAGAGTAAAAGTAAACAGCACAGCGACTGGAAACAGTCAAACTACTTTTGCGATTGATAATACACCAGTTACAGGTTTTGAAACTTTTAACACTGGAGTAGGAGTTGGTAATACAACATACTATTGTATTTTTAATCAAGGTACATCAGAATTTGAAGTTGGTTTGGGAACACTAAGTTCTACAACTAATTTACAAAGAACTTCAATTATTTCTAGTTCTAATTCAGATGCAGTTGTTAATTTTAGTTCTGGAACAAAAGATGTATTTTGTACTCTACCAGCTAGCAAATCTGTCTTTTTAGACGCAACAGGAACACCGGTCGGAGCAGCAAGTGCAGGCTTTGCTTTAGCGATGGCGGTGGCATTATAAGGAAAAAATATGGCACAAGATTTTAGAAACAATTTACAAAGAAACGTTGGAACATCAGAAGTCACTTTAGTAACTGGCGGAGACTACGATGCAGTTATTGGAATTAGATGTTGTAATGTCGTTACTTCTACTATTTTAGTTGATGTTTTTATTGAAAATGGTGGTAATGATCATTTTATCGCTAAAAACGTTTCAGTCCCACCAAATAGTGCGATTGAATTAATTCAAGGTGGAGCTAAAATTGTTTTAGAAAATGGTGATGTATTAAAAGCTAAAAGTGATACCGCTTCTAGTTTAGATATTGTCACTTCATTTATAGATAGTATTAGTACGTAAGGAGTAATATGACGGCAGTAGTAAATGGAATCCAATATATAGGGGGCGGAGCAGCTCCTGATGAATTTATAAAAAATCAAGCAGGTACGATTGATGGTACACAAACTGTTGAGAATGGAGTTCTTGCAGGTCCAATAACTATACCTGGTACAATAACAGTAACAGGGACATTGGTAATAGTTTAATGAGTAAAATAGAAGTTGATGAAATAGTTAAACAAAGTGGTTCCACTCTTACATTAGGAGGCCCGGGAACTGCTGTAACTTTAGGATCTGGTGCAACTCAAACAGGTTTTGGTCGTACTGGAACTGTAGATTGGTGTACGACTGCTAAAACATCTCCGTTTACTGCTGTGTCAGGTGATGGATTTTTTGTTAATACTACAAGTGGCACAATTACAGTTACATTACCAGCCTCTCCTTCTGCTGGAGATATTGTAGCTTTTAAAGATTATGCAAACACTTGGGATTGTAATGCAGTTACACTTTGTAGAAACGGATCAAAAATATGTGGTGTATCTCAAAATGCAAATTTAAACACAGAATCACAGTCAGTAACTTTAATTTACGTTGATGGAACTAAAGGTTGGCAAGATATTCATGATTCAACAGCAAATGTTCAAGGTAATCCAGGTTTTATAGAAGCTACGGGAGGAACAGTTACTACTTGTGGTGATTTTAAAATTCATACATTTACAAGTGATGGAAACTTTGTTGTATCAAACACTCTTGGTTGTGGAGTTGGAGCTAAAGTTTCTTATTTAGTTGTTGCTGGTGGTGCAGGAGCTGGTGGTGACACTGGAGGTGGTGGAGGAGCTGGTGGTTTTAGAGAAGGAAAACAGGCCTGCGGTGGTTACACAGCAAGTCCTTTAGCTGCAACACCTTGTTCAGGTTTACCAGTATCAGTTCAAACATACCCGATTACAGTTGGAGGAGGGTCAGCAGCAGGAGGGGCGCCTACTTCATATAAAGCATGTAACGGATCAAATTCAGTTTTTTCAACTATCACATCCGCTGGAGGTGGTGGAGGCGGTGGTGGTAATACTTCACCTGCATATCCTGGTAGACCTGGTGGATCAGGTGGTGGTGGAGCAAGATCAGGTGGAACAGGTGGAACAGGAAATGAGCCCCCGGTTGCACCAGCACAAGGATTTAATGGAGGAAATGGACAACCAGGAAGCACTTGTACAACAGGCGGCGGTGGAGGAGGAGCTCTCGCAGTGGGAGGACCTGGAAATGTTGCACCCGGATCAATTGGAACTACTTATAGTGTTGGTGGAGCTGGAGCAGCAACTTTAATTAACCCAGCAACAGGTGAACCAGGGCCAGGACCATCAAGATACTATTCAGGTGGAGGTGCAGGAGGTGTAAGATCTGGTAATTCACCAAACTCAGCAGCTGGTGGTGTTGGAGGAGGCGGTGATGGATCTCCAGGCGCTCCGACCCCAACTCAAGCTGGAACAGCTAACACAGGAGGTGGCGGTGGAGCAAACTGTGGTGCAGGAGGATCAGGTATAGTAATAATAAGATATAAATTTCAATAATTATGACAAGTACAATTAAAGTAGATAACATACAAAAAGTTTCAGACGGATCAAACATTATTAAAAAGTGTGGATCAACAATTACAATTGGTTCTTCAGGACAAACTGTTGCTGTTGCTTGTGGAGCAACTACATCAGGCATGGGTCGTACCGGAACAGTGAATTGGTGCAACACAGCAAAGACAGCTCCCTTTACTGCAACTAGTGGTTCAGGATTTTTTGTTAATACAACTTCGGGTGTTGTCACGGTAACATTACCAGCTTCTCCAAGCGCAGGTGATATTGTTGCTATTGCTGATTATGCGTGCACAGCACAAACAAATAAGATTACAGTTGCTAGAAACGGATCAAAAATATCTGGAGGTTGCATATGTGCGGAAATAACCACTAAAGGAGAGAGTAACACTTTATTATATGTTGATGGCACAGAGGGGTGGAGAACAATTAATAATGCAAGTAAACCAATTACAACGGCAGAATTTATAGTAGCAACTGGTGGAGACCAAACAATTACTGACGGTGATTATAAAATTCATGTCTTTACAAGTGATGGAAGTTTGTCTGTTACTTCTGCAGGTAATTCAGCAGGTTCTAACGTAGTAGAATATATGATAGCTGGTGGTGGAGGTGGAGGGGGTAGATCACCTTCCTCACCAACAATATTTGGCGGTGGTGGTGGTGGAGCTGGTGGTTGGAGAGCCTCTGCTGGAACATCATCAGGTGGACCCTTTACAGCTGGACCAGCACCTTTAGTTGGCTGTGTTGCAGCTTTACCTGTACCAGTTGCGACTTATCCTATAACTGTTGGAGCAGGAGGAGGAGCAGGAGGTCCTGGTGCTAGTGGTTGCTCAGGAAATGCCTCAATTTTTAGTTCAATCACTTCAGCTGCAGGAGGTTTTGGAGGTGGTGGAAGTAATAACCCAGGTGGACCTGGTGGAAGCGGAGGTGGAGGTGGAACTGGTCCAAGTCCAGGTGGTGCTGCACAAGCAGGAGGAACAGGAAATACTCCTCCCGTAAGTCCACCACAAGGAAACAATGGAAGTGCTTCAGATTATAGAAGTGCCACATATTTTGGTGGTGGTGCAGGTGGTGGTGCCGGAGCTGTAGGAGGCACTCCTTCAGGTAACAGTGGAGGACTAGGAGGAACTGGAGTTGGAAGTGGAATTTTTCCATCACCCCAAGCTCCTACTTATGGTGCTCCAGGTCCAGATGGTTCATTAAGATATTTTGCTGGAGGAGGAAGTGGAGCAGGTTTAACAAATGATCCAACTGATCCAAGTAGAATTCCAGTAGGAGGCGGTGGAGCAGCAGGAGGATGTTATCCAGCAGGTTCTAACGTTACAAATGGAGTAGCAGGTACAGCAAACACTGGTGGTGGCGGAGGATCTGGAGGCAGAGGAGGTACTTCTGGCGCTGGAGGTTCAGGCGTAGTTATAATAAGATACAAATTTCAATAGGATAAATTATGAGTACAATTAAAGTAAATACAGTAACAAAAAGAACAGGAAGCACACTTACATTAGGTGAGTCAGGCGCAACAGTAACTTTAGCTTGTGGTGCATCGCAAACAGGTTTTGGAAGAACTGGCACAGTCAATTGGTGCACTACTGCAAAAACTTCTCCTTTTACTGCTGAAAGTGGTAAAGGATATTTTGTAAATACAACAAGTGGGGGAGTTACTGTAACTTTACCAGCAAGTCCTAGTGCTGGTGATATAGTTTCAATAAAAGATTACTTAGATACTTTCGATACTAACGCAGTAACACTTGGTAGAAATGGATCAAAAATTTCAGGTGAGTGTGTAGATGGAACTTTATCTGATGAAGGAGATTCAGTAACATTAATTTATGTAGATGGGACAAGAGGTTGGTTGAATGTTCAAACAGATGACACAATAGTAGGAGCTTATACTGTTAATTATTTAGTCGTCGCTGGTGGTGGTGGTGGCGGATATGGTACAGATAATGGTGGTGGTGGCGGTGGAGCTGGCGGATTTAGAACAGGTTGTCTGTCTGTGCTTCCAGGTCAATCGATTTCAATAACCGTTGGAGGAGCTGGTGGAGCAGGCGTAGCTCCTTGTAGCCCAGGAGTTTCAGCACAAGGTTGTTCAGGATCAAATTCAGTATTTTCAACAATCACATCAGCAGGTGGTGGTGGAGCAGGTGGTGCAGCCCCAGCTACATACAGAGTAGGTTTAAATGGTGGATCAGGTGGCGGTGGAGCAGGTGAAGGTGATGGTGCAGGTGGAACAGGAAACACCCCTCCAGTTGCGCCTCCTCAAGGTAGTGATGGTGGTACAGGTGAAAATGCAGCTGGTTCAGATAGAGGTGGCGGTGGCGGTGGTGCAGCTGCTGTTGGTACACCAGGAGTAGAGCCATCTAGAGGTGATGGTGGAATTGGTGCGCCTTATGGTAATTTAGGTCCATTAGCACCAAGTTATGGAACAACAGGTCCAGCACCTGGAAGATATTTTGCTGGCGGTGGTGGTGCTGGTAATGGAGCAGGAAACGCCCCAAGTGGTGGTTCAGGAGGTGGTGGTAATGGTTCCTCACAAAGTCCTTCTGGTCCAGGAGTTGCTGGTAGCACAAACACAGGTGGTGGCGGAGGTGGAGGAGTAGCACCAAGTTATAATAATGGTTATTCTGGTGGTTCAGGTATTGTAGTTTTAAGACACGCAACAGCTAAAGGTGGCTCTGGAGGAAATGCAACAGCTACTTGTGGATCAGATACAATTAGAGTTTTTACATCGGATGGAACATTTTCATCATAGGAATTAATATGTATTTACTAACATTTAAAATTAATATATAAGGAGAACATTATGGCACATTACGCAAAACTAGGAGCAAACAATAAAGTTATAGCAGTTCATGTTGTA